GTGGGGATTGCCAATCATTTTGGGATTTGTTTCGGCCGCGCTCAGGACACCTCAACGAAGTTGAGGCTGTAGGTCGCGTTCGCGTTGTTTGGTGGTAGAATGGCTGCAATGTCATGGAGCCTCCCAGAGCGTATGAGAGATTCGACAAGCAGCTGTTCACTGACAGACACACCATAAACGCGACTAAAGAGCTGTCTGGCTTCGACACTCGGGTGGAAGTCATCGAGCGCGAAGACAGGTGGCTGAGAATGGTACCCATCAGCCACGTAACGCGGTGTATAGCGGGCAGTTCGCTCAAGCGCACACCGCGCCAGTACGCCGACAATAGGGCATTGCGGCGCCTCATAGGCCAAGGACAGCGCTTTGGCCTTCAGGAGTTCGTCCATGATCCGGGGTCCGGCATTGATGTAAGAGTGGGTCCAGCCAAACCCTTGGAAGACCTTGCGAGGGTCTTTTAGGATCTGGCCGTCAGTAGAGTAGATCATGCCGCAAAACGAGGCCTCGTTCGGGCTGGCGAACTCCTCTATCTTGATTGTGAAACCAAGTTTCAAGAAGTCGTCGGCAGTGACGGCCACGTCGGTGGCGAAGATACAATCATCGCCCTCGACGAACCCTTCGAACTGCCCGCCCTTGCACGTGACAATGTACATCACCAGCATTAGGTTAGAGAAACCATTCCCAAGTGAAGTGCACATGTCGCCACTCATGCGCTTGGCCTTCACACTAGCACGGCAACCAGTACGAGTGCGCATTTTGTTCACCCCACCGATGGTGCGGCAGATCCGGGCGGCGAGGTCCGGATAGTCAGAAAGACACCATTTGTAGAGTTTGAGCTCGAGGACCTTCATTATGTCGGCAATGAGGTGCGACTCGAATGCGGTGTAATCGGAGCCGTAGTACCTGCGGCCGGCTTGCTGCAACTTGCTGATCTTTGCAGGGCGTTCGGCGACAGGCACGTGCTTTATGAACTGGGGCAGGGAATAGACGGCTTCTTCAATGGCCTTGAAGGCAGGACCCGAATACACCTTGAACGCGTCGCTGCGAGAGTTGATCCATCGCGGCGGCTTGAGTGTAGGGTAAAATTCGGTTTTGATGAAGCTATCAATATGCTGGCACTGGCGGGTAGTCGGGGCACCACCACGCAGTGCTTCGTGCGCCTCGCGGAGTTGAGACTTCCGCTCCTCAGGGTAGGGTGTGGACGCCAACCATTCCTCGAAATCAAGCACCCTCACCTTTGGCACTCTCTCTTCCAAGAACTTGTCGACGAACTTCCCTAGGGCCTCTAGCTCATTTGGATCAGCAACGGGCAGTGAGCGTGCCACCCGTGCTTCGAAGCCAGCCTGGACAGTCAACGGATCGTTGCTGTCCAGGCAACACGGTGCGTACCCGGGAATAGACCCATACCCGAGCCGCCTGTACATCCTCCTCCGCGCCTTCCTGGACATTGGGGCGTCAAAGTGCGTCCCCGGAGCTCTCTGTCCAGGCTCCCAGTCCTCCAACTTTTCTACCAACGCCTCACCGACCCGGACACCTGATGCGTATACCTTCCGGCGAGTGGTATACGGATCGGTGTCAGAGTCATGGCCAGTGAAGCGCCAGAAAAATCCGCCTTGCGGAGCATGTTCAGCACAACCCTCTCAGTGCCGTCCATCAGCAAGACATGATCAACGTCGGGGATCGGGAGCGTGCCCAACCGCCTGAACTTCTGCCGCACAGCAGCCCGAGCCGTCACCTCGTTTACGTCGCGGTCAAAGTCTTGGTAGACGCTTGACACGGCGTGGGGAGCGAAGTAAAGGGACTTGGGTGAAATGCGACTGTAGGAACAGTGGTGGTACGTGGCAACGGCAAGCGACAGCAGTGCTATAGTGGATGCGGCCATGAGGATAAACGGGGAAGATCCTGCTAAGACAGCCACAAGCAACGAGAGCAGCAGAAAGACTGCGATCGCGAACGGCCACAACGGGGGGTTTGGCCGGGGGAATGCACGCACAGAGCAGATGACCAGGTCCTGCTTGGTCTCCTTGACAGCGCGATTGACGACGAGCCTCCTCTCGCATGTGTAGGACAAGGTAGAGTAACGCACATCAACATTCGACGCTGACAATACAGGACCGTCGCCGGGTTCGGCCGAAAGGGGCAGCCTTATCCCAGCGTCAAGGTACACACGCTGCATGACTTCGCGCGCATCTTGAGCGGTTATGGAATAACCGTCAAGCCCGGGCGGGGGCTCAGCCGATTCAGTCTGCGTGCCAACAACTCCAGGGAGCGACTTTGAGGCCGGGGGGGCGATGTCGAGGACAAAGTCTCCGAGGCCAGCCAACTCACCTGTAAAGGGCAGGTAGTCGGCCGTCATACTGGGGCTGTGCGCAGCAGATTGCGGTGAGCCAGGCGGTGCGGAGCCGGTCTGGCGTGGTCCACCCTTACGAGTGGCATCGGGCAGTGTGCCCATGGGACGTGGTTTCTGGGGCTTGCTAAGGTCAGTAAGCTCGATCATCAGCGGGGGAGCTGATGGTGCTGGTGCCACGTCGGCTGCAGGAGCAGGTGCCGGGGCACCGCCACCCAGAGCAGCCCTGGGTGGCTTTTGGGCCCAGGGTGCAGCTGGAGAAACTGCAGGTCCTGGCTTCGCCAATGGGTGGTCTATTGGCGGTGGCCCACTCGGAACGGCCTCAAGCACCGGGGAGGGTGGTGCTACGAGGATAGTCACAGTAGACCGCGACTGCTGGGGAGCAGTCGAAGGGCTCAGGGTTGGGGTCCCCTGCAGCGACGCGTCAGCAGGAGCTGGCCGGGGTGACAGGGTTGGGGTCCCCTGTGACGCCGCGGCAGCCGGAGCTGGGCGTGCTGGCTCGCTCTGGACGAGCAGTGGCTGCTTCTCAGCCTCGGACCGCGCCTGGCGGCGGTCCTCCTTCGTTTGGGGCTTCCGGCGGTCTAGCTTCGGGACCTCCGGCACCGGAATACCGAACGTGGCTGCCACGGACATGGCAGCCGACCTTGTAGACTTGTTCGGTGGGTGTCCTCTGCGCGCGTCAGCACCACACAACGCGCAGTTCTTTCCTTTGAGCCTCCTGGAATTCAAAAATAGTTGGTGACCGAAGCAGCAGGCCTCCGGTTTAACAATATAAGTGTCCTTCAGGAGTGGGACTTTTTCCGTATTCCCATTTCCAGCATGCATTGCCTGGTTGTGCGCCAGGGCCAGGGCATGCAGGTACCCTGGGTCGATGAAGAACTCCCCTGTCTCCAGGGCAGCAAACAGACCTTCCTCTGTCTGGTATTGCTGAGCAACCTCCACAGTCACATCCCTCACAACCCACTCCAACCGTACTGGGGCCCGTCTGACCCTTACCCTTTCGCGCATCACCCTTCTCTGACGTCGAACCCGGAGGACACTGAAGAGATCAGTGTGCCGGATTAGTTTTGCCATTTTGAAGAAAGGTAAAATGTGCGCCCCTGCGGCCTACGCGAGACCGTGTTTTAATCTTCCATGGGCCAGGCGGACAACCTGGTCTTGGTGCTCATTAAGATTGCGAACCGTCGCGATAGCTGGTCCAAGTAGTCTAGACTTCATCGAAGGCATTACAAACCGCCACTTGGTTGCATGGGGGTGGACTATTACCTCACCCCCACTCAACATTACAGCGGAACAGTCTCAGTTAAGAGTAGTATTAAAGGCTCCTCCTTATAGCCCCGGTTTAGCAGCCGGGTGTGGTTTTGACTAAATGGCTATCGTGCAGGCAAGTACAAACGAGAGCGCAGGGTCCCCTTACTGATCCAGCGTACGAGGCTGATAGCTTCAGGGGAGCGGCTTGTGCATAAAAGAACGAGGTCGTCGAAAAC